GATGGCGTGTAAATCGTGCCGTCAGCCTCAACCAGTGTGAACACCCATGTTTCTGTTTCAAACTGGCTAACGCCGATTACAGGCGGTAAAGCACCGCCCGGTGATACTGGTAGTTTAAAATTTCTTGTAATCATATCTCACCTCATGCGCTCGCTGTCCATGCTGTCCAAACGCCTGTTGTAAACGTGTAATACCGTGCGTACACTCTCCCGGTTGAATCAATGTACATCTGCCTGGCGATCGTTGCCGACTGCCTCAGCGTGAACAGTACACCGTAACCGTTCGCCACAGGTTTTGTGCCTGCGATGGCCGTGTCAAAATTGTTCAGCCAGAATGTGCCGTACTGATTCGCCGTGGGGAAATTGTCGATATTTTTTTCTGACATTGAGCCAATCCATCCCACAAGCGTTTTTGACAGCAATGTGATGGAATCGTTGAGCGATCCAATGGCGCTCTGCACGCTCTGCGTTGCCCCGGCAAGCGTTGTCGTAAACTGTTCCACAATCGCTCTCGCCAGTGTCGCATAATTTAGTTTTTCTGTTGTACTGCCGTTATCAATCACGATGTTGTGCGAATCTGTCACCGTTGATGATGTCGGCAAATCATTAATTTTAATCATGTTACACTCCTAACACGTGATGCCCGGAAATGTCGAGCCATCCCACATTGTTGTAGCCTGTGCCGTTGATGTAAATGCCCAAACCGTTTGTGCGGTCGGCAGTTAACTTGACCACGCCATTGTCAAACGTTGCCGACCCATCCGCCTTGACTTCAAATTTGCCGTATGGCGTTGTAAATACAAGCGTTTCTGCGGTGATTTCGTGGTGAATGGTGCCTTGGTCAAACGTGAACCCGTCTGCCTCATAGCGTGCCTCATTCAGTGCCATATCATGCGCATATAAGCCAGTTGATGCCAGTTCACTGATGGATGAGGTGTAGTTATCCGATACCGTTAACCCTGCCTGCCCGGTAAAACTGATTCGCTTGTACCATCCATATGTGGGGTTATTGATTTCCACCACAAATGGGTTAGTCTGCGAGATTTCCAAGAATGAATTTGCATCAAACGGAATTTTTAACATTGATCCGCTCGCACCTTCCACATGGAAATAGTCCGTGCATTCCAGCGATTTGGTTTTCAGTTCACCGCTGACCATATCCCACGAATTCAGCCCGGCATCATCACTCAATACCCCGGCTTTGATAAGCGATGCCATCAATACGCCTGTGGTGATGAATGATGCGTTAAACCGTCCGTCAAGTGTCCATGCCGTGTGATAGGTCTGCCCGCCGTCATCCGAAAAGCCAATGCCGTTCTGGTTGATTCTCAGAATGTGCGTTGCTTCTTCCTCTGTCGGCTCATCCATGAACAATAGTTCTGACGGTGTGCCATCAGCAAGATACACCCACTTTACAAATCCGCCTTTACCGCCAGTGATTAACTGCGTTTGTGCATCAATTGCCTGTTGCATGAACGTTTTTGTGGGTACGTTCGGCATGATGGTATCTGTTGCCACCTGTGCCACCGTCTGCGCCAGTGTCCTTTTTGCTTCTCCCACCTCCACAGATTTGTTTTTTTGATTCAGTGAATCGTACACCATGCGTATGCACTCCGCTTTGGCTTTGATGCCCATGGGCGCAACATCCAGTGTGATGATGTCGCACAGATGGATTCTTTCTAACGGTGCCACGTTCTTGTACTCTTCCGTTTGCCATAAAGCCACCAAATCAAATGTGATATTCTCTTTGATTTTCCATGGCTGTTCAGCCAGAAGCGTCACCGCCTTGGCTCGCATCTGTTCAATGCTTGGTGCGCTGTCAAAATACGCTGACATATCCACCGCAATGGTTTTGATATTTCTAAAGCCTGCCGTCAGCACCTCACCGCCAGCCGTTGCCAGTTCTGCACCGCTCGCAGTGCCAATTGGCATGGTTTCAGCGCTTGGAACGATCGCATTCACTACCACCTCTGGCAACATGATAACTTCATCATCAGTGGCGTAATACGGCACGATTGCTGTTGCTCCACCCTGCTCACGCACCTGTAAAGCGGTTTTCAGATTTTTGCCGTATCTCACCTCAACGCCGTTATCACGCCCACGGTGCTGATACAGATTGACGGTGAACATATTGAATTCATATTCTCCACCGCCAAACTGCTGTAAAACACTTCCAGACGATCCACCCAGCGCACTGCGCACGGATTTGGGAACATCCACAACAAACGTGCCCTGCGTGGTTTTGTCTGTCCAAAAGGTAAATGGGTTATTGTTGACTGAATGATTCTTCAACCCCTCAAGAGCGCTCACAACAGAATTGGCAGTGAACGGCTCTGTCACAATTGAATTCAGCATGTAACTGATGTGCTGTGCATTGATTGTCACAACACCATTCAATGGTGCGGAAATCTTGTAGATTTCAAACGCCTGCGGTTCTTCTGAATCATCGTGTGATGTGTATATGAGCCTCCCTGGCTGTATTTCACCGTAAAAATTCCCGGTGATTGGGTAATCCAATTCGGCTTCATACATGCCATTTCGTTCTTCGGTGACATCGCACCGTGTGCACTCGGTCAGCGTTCCGATGCCCTGTGATTCAAAAAGCCGTTCACTGGCTTCAAATAATCTCGGAATCATAAGCGCCACCACCTCGGCGTGATTTTCAGCGTAACGCCATCAACCGCAATGGCGTTTGTGCCCGGCTTCAGTGTGGGGTAATCGTCCATTGTGACTTCTCTGTTGGTGCATGTCATCATTTCCGAATCAATCACGGTTGTTGCTGAATCTCCGCCGACCGTTACCACGTTGCCGTTAATCTCAAAACTGCCCTGCCCGGTCACCTCAATGACAGGGTGTGCGGTCATCATGGTGGGGTTCTCCAGTGTTAATGTGTCGGTAACGATCCGAACGGCATTGCCAACGGTCAAATAACGCTGTGGCTTGCAGTCAAATACAAGCGTCACAGCACCGCCAATGCGGTCATAATCAGACGGCACGAAAGCGGAACGGAAACACGCCATGCGGTATTCGTTTGGGCACAGCGTTTCGGCGTAGGGGAGATACACCCCAGCACTGGCGTTAAGAAAATTCCGCAATGCGTCCATGTTCGCTTTCATGTCATGCATGATATATAACTGCACTCTCAGTTCAAAATTGTTGAATCTTCCGTTGTCGATGTGCAAATCTCCGTTTCTGCCGGGAATCTGCACCGTTGTAACATCCCTTGACGGTGAATCTAAAAAATTTGAGGTAGCCACATACGCCCCAAATTCAGCCATGTTTTTACCGCCAAATACCATCTGGTTACGCATATGCCACCTCCTCTCGTTCCATGTCATGCACAAGAATTCTCTTCACTTCCTGTGCAATATCCAATGCGCTGTTGTAGTCCTGCGCATTGATGTTGATTGTGGCGCTCATATTTGCGCCCTGTGCGCCGTTTCCGCTCGCCGTGAGCAGTTGGCTGTTCTGTGCCATTGTCGCTTCTAACGGCACTGTATATGCGCCACGTGTGAGGCTCTCCATAGCATGGTCAACCTCTTTGGCGCTTCTCTCGATACCCTCAGCCATGCCAAAACCGATGTTTTCACCAATCTGGTCACGCATCAGCGTTGACGGTGAGTGGATACCGAAAAAGTTTTTGACCTTCTCGAAAGCATTCTTGGCAAAGCCCATCAGTGTTTCCTTGATTGCTCCGCCTGCGTTCTTGATGCCGTTAACAATGCCGTTAATGATGTTTCTGCCGATTGAAAGCCAGTCAAACTTGCTGAATGCTTTTACGGCATTGCTGATGATTCCGCCAACCGCCGAAAGCACGCCCGGCAGTGCGTTGAGCATGCCGTTTGCCACTCTTCCAATCAGTTCTGCGCCTTGCTTCAAGTACTGCGGTAAATGCTGACCAATTGTGGCAAGCACTTTGGCAAGCACATTCACCATTGCATTGACAATGGCAGGGATGTTCTGCGCCACGCCACTGGCGAGGCTCGCCACCATATCAACGCCTCTGCTGACGATTGACGGCAGATTGTCCATAACCGTGCCGATAAATGATGCGATCATATCACCGCACGATTCTATAAGGCTTGGAATTTCTGCCACAAAGCCTGTGTCAATGTTCGCCAGTAAATCACTGCCGACCGCCAGCCAGTCGATTGAATCAATTACGCCGTATATGTTCTGTGCCAGTGTGGTCACCGCTGTGATTAACTGTGGCACGGCTGTGATGATTCCCTGCACCAAATCGGTCACAAGGTTAATACCGCTGTTGATGATTTCATCCGCATACATTGCAATGCCCTGCACCGCTCCCACCA